TATTACCAGTTCCACCCTTTACACCAGCAGTACCGGTGATTGGTCCGAACTCAAAGGTGTCACCAAGAACACCAAACCCATCAATTGGTCGGAAGAATAGGGTAGGTCCAGATACACCAAACCCAGTAAATCCAGATCCTGTTGTACCAGTACCTCCTCTTGGTCCAGTAGCCCCAGTGAAACCAGTGATTGGTCCGACTTCGAATGTGGTCCCCAGAGAACCGTCACTATGATCATACGCCCTAAAGATTAGAGTATAACCACCGGGATTTCCTGTAAGTCCACCACCATCGCCAATCGTAATACCAGCACCAGTGTTACCAGTGGGTCCGGTTGGTCCTGTGGGTCCATCACCACCAGTGGCACCACCACCAATCTCAAGAATGAGAACTCCCAAAGACGCACCATCAGCAAACGAACCCTGCGTAGAGATAGTACCAAACGATGTCCCTGCAAACTCGTAAAATTCTCTACCAGACTCTACTATCTTCTCACCGGGTGCGCTAAGAATAAAGTCTTTGAACGAGTTTCTGTCATTAAGGTTATCAACTCTAACATACGCTTTACTGCTAGATCCAAAGTCAATTAAACTTTCTCTACTACTTCCAGAACCATCTTCGACTGAGATTAAGAACTTAACTTGCGAAGACTCTGCTGTTGGGAAATAAATTTCACCAGTACCTGTCGTTGCTGGTGTAGTATCTAATGTATATGGGATCGTACCAACAGAACCTGTTAGTCCGGGAACTTGGAAGAATAAAGTAGCACCAAGTCCCCCGGTTCCACTAAAAGGACGAAGGAACAACTGAGTATTTTGTACACCAAAGCCAGTAAAACCCGAACCAGTGGATCCAGTTGGTCCTATGGGACCTTGAGCACCAGCAGTTCCGGTAATTGGTCCAAATTCTACTGTGGCACCAAGGGCACCAAATGCGTCTATGGGTCTGTAGAATAGAGTAGATCCAGAAACACCAAACGCAGTAAATCCAGAACCAGTATTACCGGTATTTCCTGTGGGACCAGTAGGCCCAGTAGATCCGGTGGGTCCAGTAGGTCCAATGGGTCCGGCTGGACCTTGGGGACCAATAGATCCCTGAGTGCCACGAGAGCCTGTTTTAATAGTTACCGACGATCTACATTGAGCCATATATAACCTTTCAGATACTTACTATCCTATTTATAGAAAAATAAACATCATCTAGTAACTTCACTGAGCACCTCAAATGTGCCAGTCATGACTTTATCAACGGTATCACTAACTTTATTTCTTACGTCAATATCGTAGAAATGTCTACCTCTAGGAAGATTCGCGGTGGTTGCGTAATCAATCTCTATACGGAAGTCTCCTGTAACACCATCGTAATTTAGCGTTATACCACCAGTGCCATTGACACCGGGATCTAGAGTTGTACCCAAAAACTGACCGGTTATTCCACCACCAGTGACTCCATTTGGATATGAATCACTAGTGCTAAACAGTAGAAGTTCCTTGACTAACGGAGATCTTCTAACTTGCATACTAATATTATATGTGGTTCCATCTAGATCGACAGAGTTACCATCATCATCATCATAACCGACACAAAGAAAAAAAGTTTGTCCCTGAGAGAGCAAAATATCATAGTAATTTGGTGTAGTGGCCATACATGATTCCTTCCCTCTTATTTATAGTTTGTTAGAACGCTCCAACATTTGGGAAATAGTGGATCAATAATTTCACCAATTGCATCTGCATATTTTCTAATTTCCCACTGTGCATGTGGATCTGAACGCTGACTATAAAATCTAGCATAAGCTGCAAGTGATCCTGTCCAATACCACTCGGTGTACATCGCTTGTGGCAAAACAAATCTAGCTTGCTCTGGGGCAACACCCTCATCTAGTAATTTATTGTATGTTTCCAAACACGACTGAATAGAATCCCGGTAACCCCATATTGCTTCACTAGTGAGACTTATGAAGTCCTCACTTCCCTGCTTTGCACTACCATCTGGTTTACCTCTCCAGTTGGGAATATAAAACTCAGGCTCAAATGATACGTACCTTCTACTAATTTCATTTTCAACAAATCCCTGCTTGTGCTTAAAGAACTGTGTCCTAATTGAAATTGGAGCCTTAATTCTTAAGGTAATCTGTGGATGTGCAAAGGGGGTCCAATGCTTGTGCTTTGCAAGGTATGTGATCAATTTAACATCTTTATCAGACAGTTTCTTGAACTCCTGCTTTAGTCTGTTGGAAGCCCAATTAGTTGTACTGAATCGAGACATTGCCTCTTCATCATACTCCCAAGCACTTTCCTTATCAAAAGAAACACGAGCAGCGTTCACCACAGTCAAATCACTACCCATGTGATCAACAAGACTAACCGATCCACTATTTAAAACATCAATCTTTGTCATCTTCGTCCACATCTATAAATGAAATATCATATCCGTCTATTTCAGTAAAAGATCTGGCATAATCTTTCGCTCTATGAAATAAATCAGCATCGACTTCGCGAACATATGATGCGAAGTGTCTATTAAACTCAATGACAATTTCGAGAAGAACTTCTTCTGGAATATCATCACCATATTCAAACTCAGTCATACTTTTCTCCAATTTCTAAAATGTAATCTAGCTTCCAGTCCAGCATATGTATTATCATCTACAATCTTCTTAATCTCCTTTGTTGTTCTGGTATAGATCATATCATTAATATCCTTTTCCTTTACGTTTGGTGGCCAAATACAAACATTACACCCCTTGTTTATCAATCGATCAATATAATTTACGATCTGTTTGTTTCTAGGCTCATTGTCAAGTGCGTATACAACTTCACTATCTACGAGTCTTGGATGCACTTGCTCAATAGCACCAGCACCAACCATCGCGATAGTGTTTGGGATAAACAAACTATCTAGTGGACCCTCAACAACATAAACTTTCTTTTTGGGGTCAGTTCTCCACAACCCATACCACAATCTATCAATACTCTTATCAGCCTTGACAGTTATGTAACGAGCAGACGTTCTTGCGGTTGCTTCTCCTTTGAGTGTGAGATGACGACCCTGAGCACCAACAACATCCCCCTGCTTATTGAAGAACGGAATAATAAGTCGTTCTTCTTTTCCTACAGCCAAGCAGTCTGGATCAAGTTTCTGCATAAAAGAACCAAAGTCGTCCGTGTAGTACAGAATACCATAATGCTTCTCTGGAATCATTCTCAGTTTACAGAACTCATATGCAACATGGTCCTTTGGTAACTTAGAAACAGGAGTTAACTCATCAAGATATTTGCCCTTTGGTTTAAATTTGGGAGTAAATGATATACCAAACATCGTGTTTTCCTCTGGTTTTATGTAGTTAGACCTACCATTCTCTCCAGCCTTCCATCTCTCAAGGGAATACTCCTTGACCAGAGAAGGAGAAACCTCTTCTAAAAAACGATATAGGGACAAACCGGAACCACAGTTATGGCACTTATAGAAAAAATCATTCTTCTTTTTAAAGAAATATCCACGAGCTTTTGTTTTGTTTTTCTGTGAGTCACCACAGATAGGACAACGACAGTTTGCTAGATCCTCCTTTTTCCACTTAAATTGTGAAAGACTAGCTGACGCGAGATTTATGAATTTTTTGTCTATGTAATAGGACATTAGAAAGACCAGTCATTAAAGTTATTCTTAGAAAACTTATCATCGAAGTTTCTACCGTCAAGTCCAGAACCAGCCTTAGTGTCTTGTGTTTGGTTGGCTTGTATAATTCCAAGCTGCTGAGGTTTCTCAGCATCATACAACTTCATCTTACCTCTGTTAATGCCCAATATGAACTTCTTGTTAGAGGCAACATCATTGTATCGATTCTTTAGTTGCTTCACCATAATCTGATTAAGTGCTTCTAGCTCTTCGGTAGATATAAGAGCTATCATAAAGTCGGCAGTAGCAGGAAGACCAAAAGATTCGGAAGTATCTTCTAGTCCAACGTCACTATTGTTAAACCCGTTACGATTCACCTGTGTTGCTGAGAACACAGGCACAGAACGCTCAACAGCCATACCACGCAACTCTTCTGCGATTGCTTTAACATAGGTATATGAGTTTACATTACTTCCGTTCTTAAGTCTAGCAGAAGCACAAATGTTTAGGTAGTCAATAAAGATGATATCGGGCCTAAACTTCTTCTTCATCCAAAGTTCATCTAGCAACGCACGGAAGTGGTTAACATTCGCAGTTGCCGTAGGATACTCTTTGACAATCAGCTTCCCCTTGATTTTACCCTTGAGAGTTTCCACCTTCCTCTGATACATCGCTCTAGACAAATCCTGAACATCATCAATGGTGATGTCGAAGAGGTTAGCATCAATCCTCTCCGCGATCCTTTCTTCTGCCATTTCACATGTGATGTAAAGGACATTTTGATTCTGTGTCAGACAATTTGCTGCATGGTGACACAGAAACAGAGACTTACCAACACCAGTGCCAGCCATGATAATGTTAAGCGTCTTCTGTGGTGTACCACCAGCAGTGATGGTATTGAAGTACTCAAGATCAAATGGTACCTTCTTCTCTACTCGATGATAGAAATCATATCGTTCTTCTGCGTCCTCAATATAGTCATGTCCAATGTGAGTATCGAATGAAACAGCAAGAGCGTCAGAGAGAACTTCAGGGATCGCATTCGCAGTCTTTGTGTCAGACTTACCATCAATGATATGAATAGATTCCATGATAGCATTGTAAACAGCCTTGTCCTTACAGAACTCTTCCGTTTGGTTTACCAGCCATGATAACTCAGGCATGTCCTCTGATGTGAGATCATCCATAAGATCTCCAAGTTCCCGAAACTGAACCTCATTGATCTTCGCATTTTTGTTCAGATCAATAATAATGGCTTCCTTGGTAGGAAGCGCATTATATTCCATAATGAAGTTTTGCGTTGACGCAAATACCATACGCTCAACTGGATCATGGAAGTATTCACTTTTTAGAAAAGGTGTTACCCTTCGAGAGAACTCATCATTGTACAGTAGGTTCTGAAGTATTACTCTCTCTATGTTCTTCACTGTCGCCTTCTTTCAAAATATCTAAATCATCGGGTATATTAGTAATTTGCTCATCTAGAACTGAAAGCAGGATGGCAGTCAGAACATCACGAAAATCTGGGTCACTCAAATCAACATCATCTGGATTACTCGATATATCATATTCATAATCAAAATGTATACCATCATCCCCATCTCGAAGAACAACCTTATCATATCTTAGCATAATACCTTCAAATTTTCCATCCATAATTTGAATAGGAACATTACCATCAGATACCTCATCAGCGTAGCGATACTTAGGCGCTGTCATCGGTTGACTCATCATTCACCTCTAGCCTTCCGTACTTGAATTCCTTTGCAACCGCACTCTCTAGTTGTTCCATCACCGCATCGGTGAAGTACTTTTCTGGTTGTCTGTATAGTTGCTTTTCATAAATCTTTGTTCCATCGGCAACTTCAATTCGAGTTGATACCTTCTTGAAAATCTCATACTTGAGTGCAATATCAACCAAACCATAATACGGGTTGAGTCCCTCATCATAATTCAGCATCACATCTACCATCGAATTCTCTTTGGTGAACCGACTCTTGTACAGCTTACAGTGAATGATATTACCGATAACATCGGTTCCTTCCTTCACCTTCTTCTTTGAGAGATACACAATTGTTGAAGCCGCATACTTCAGTCCAGAACCACCACCCATCTCCTTCTGTGGAAACATAGAACCAATCACGTCATATGTGTGGTTAGTTAGGACAAGCGGAATCCCCGCCTTACCCAGCTTGATGGTGAGTACACGGAATGTAGACTTGATCATCTGTGCGCGAGTCATATCGCGAGTTCCCTTACCATCTGCGGTGTCAACAATTTCCTTGTCGGTGCTCAACATTCCAAGCGAATCGAGACAGATAAGCATGGGCTTACGCTCCGACTTAGGAAGCTCAAGATACTTGTCAACAATCTTTATTGCTTGGTGACGAAAGTCCTCAATTGTCGCGACAGGGAATACAGCAACGCGGTTTGCATCAACCCCACGCTCAGTAAACATGTCCGAAGTTACAGCCTGCTCAGTATCAAAATACAGTACAACCCCGTCAGGGTTATCAGCAAGAAACTTATGCACGATCCCCAGAGTAAAATAAGTCTTTCCTGTTGCCGATTCACCTGCAAGCGCGATAATCTTATTGTTTGGGATTCCACCTGATAGAGAACCAGAAAGCAGAGCATTAAAAGCATAAGATCCTGTATCAAGAAAGCCACTAACATCTGCACCATCCAATCCGTCACAAACAACGTTTGCGTACTGGTTTCCCGATTCCTTCACAAAGTCCGTCAAAAATTCATTCATAGTTTTTCTCCTAGCTTGTCCAATATATACACGATTCTTTTTTGTTCTTCTTCTAATTCTTTTAGTTTATCTAGTGAGGTAACATCGTCCGTATACCCATTCACTATTCGATCTCTATACTCGACACTCTTGTTTTCTAGAATACCGACAATAATCTTAACATCTGTATATTCGATATCTAGTTTCATCCAAATAAAGCCTCCAACGTAGCTATCTCTTTAGATCTCCACCCGATTACACCAAGTATGGTTTCGAGTGGATCAAGAAAGCTCTTAACAAACTGCTTATCATAATCAACAAACCTATGCAAGTCAAGTTCCTTTGGGATCTTTGTGGGGAAAGAAATAACCTTGTCTCCCCGAGAACCACCAATTGGATTTGGTTCCTTTAGATAGATAAACTTAATTTTGTCACCCTGCTGAATTTTTTCATATTTACTCTCAAGTTTTGCGAGCCGTATAAAGTGATTATAAATCAACGATCCTTTCACTGCAATTGGCGTAGCCTTTTTGTATATGTCGGATGACGACGCATAATCCTCTAGGTTGGAAACGCTACGAGGGAACGCGATGTCCTCGGGCTCACAAGCAAAGAACTCTTCCCTAAAATCAGAAACATATTTCTGAATAGTTCCTTCGTCCGTTGTCAACACAAGACGAATAACTTCCTTGAGTTTTTCGCGAACAATAGCTGGTGTAGAACTCCTAGTCGTTTCAATACCCATGATCTTGAGCTTTGGTGCATCGTAACGAACTCCCTCGGAGTCCCACACATTCAGTGCGTACCGCTTCTTCGCAGTCCAGACACCACGCTCCGCGATAACCTCTCTACCCATCTGCATTTTGTTTTCGTATGCATTCATGATTTTAGCAAGCTCTGCATACTTCTTATCGATAAAAGGCTGAATAATTTCTTCCGAACTCTTGTCCAAGAAGTTAATGATACGATCAGTATCATCACAATCAGGGAGAAACTTATCAACTAGATTACTCAGCCGAATGTAAACAGAATCTGTATCTGAGGCAACAACGTAGTCATAATCACCCGTTCCTAGCGTATCATTCAGAAACTCATTCAGCTTATCTGCAATCCACCGAATACTCAATTGACCAGAAGCAGTGATCGCTTCAGCCATCTCAGTGGCATAGTATCTGAAGTATTGGTTACCAATCGCACCATAAGCAGAGTTCAATTGAATCTTACGAACCAACTGGAAATTGTTATACTTTGCAATTTCGTACTCAAGAGCCTTTCTTTGTGATGCATCACTCTTGGAAGTTTTCTCCTTTTCCTTCTGCAAAGAAATCATCTTGTTCTTGAATTCTTTTCTTTCTGCATACATTTTGTGCATGAGTTCCGGTAGGAATCCAAGAGAGTCTTTCTTATAACATGTCCCGTTTGCAGCTACCGCATAACCGTGTGAAGCATTACGGTTAATGCTCTCCATGGTAGAAGGATTAGAAGCCAATATAGAATCTGAATTAATATCAATGTCCTGTCCTCTTCGCACTAGTGTTTCTGGACTAATATTGTACTGCATGATAAGGTGTGGATATAGACTGTTCAAGTCAAACGACAATACCCAATCATGCATACCAGTGATGGGATCTTTTACATACGCACCAGCGTATTTCTCGTCTTTCTTTCCACCCTTCTTCGGAGGGATTACAATGTTCTGCTTCCGAAGATGGTGATAAATGATCTGATCCCAAGTCCGCACTTGTGAGAAAACATCCTCATAATTAACCTTAGCGGAATAAGCGAGTGCAAGTGCGAGTTCTAGGAGTTTCATCTTATCTTCGAGCATCTCGATCAATTCAACATCACGGACATTGTATTCCATGAACTTCTGAAAATCGTTTCGATAAAAATCTCGGATGGTTTCATATTCACCATAGTCCAACTTGCGCTCACCCAATTCAACAAACGCAATATGATCTAGACGATAAGACTCTTGATTTGTGTATGTAAAAGTTTTGTAGAGATCCAAGTAGTCAAGGATAGAAACACCAAGGATCTGAAATGTCCTATGCTTCTTGCTTGACCGTTCAATAAACTTCTCACGAATCTTCTTCCATGGAGATAAGTTTGATGTCTCAACTGGTGTTAATACCTTGTTCATTCTCTGAACAAGATATGGAATATCAAAGAACTTGATGTTCCAACCAGTCACGATGTCGGGGTGTTCACTTTTCCAGATCTCCAGAAAGTCAGCAAGAAGATCTTCTTCAGACCAATACTTACGGGAGTCAACACCATCAATATGAAATTCTCCTAGACCGAGCACATACTTCTTACCATTAACAGAAAGTGTAATACCAATGATTTCTTCCTGTGGGTCATCTACTTGAGGGAATCCATATTCACAGCGAGTTTCGATATCAATATGAGCAACAACAATTTTACTCATATCATAGTCTACATCATCTGGAAATTCATCACCGATGTATTGATACACATAGTCGGTGTTACCATAAATTTTGAAATTAGGAATACCAGAGTAGTTATTAACAAACTCACGACAGTCCGATATGGTTCCGGGCTGCACTCCGTCAACATACTGACCATCAAGAGTTACATACTCAGATTCAGTGTTAGAAGGAACGAAGAGGGTCGGTTGATACCTCACGACCCTCTTCACGGAAACTCCATTTTCGATAGCTCTGTAGAGAATACCATCCCCTACAAGAGAAACATTAGTATAAAAGTCCATATTAAACCTGATGATGCATTATGTGTGTTTGTTCACCAATACTCCAGTCGAGCATTGGTTTCTCAGATACCGCATCTGATGCGTCACTATCTTTGACATATGCACCGAGCAGAACCATGTAGTTTACCACATCAATCAATGCGTCATAGAAACTTTCATCTTCTACATGCATCTTTCCAGCTTCGAGAAAAGAACTCATCCTACTGATCTTGTCAATTACCCGAACAAGCATACCAGCTTCGGTTTGACATACACCCATCGATTCACACCTAGTGAAGTTAGCGAAAGGTTCTGATCCACCACTACCGGCATAGTCACGATTCTTGAGATTCATAAGATTTCTTGCATCTTCACACAGCTTCATGTGAAAATTTAGCAATTCTTCACGAGTCATAATTTATACTCCAGTTGAACCGAAACCACCGACTCTATTAGTTTTCCGAGTTGGTTCTGCTTCGGTGATTGTTAGATCTTCTATGGTATCATTATACCGAACAATTTCAAATTGTGCAATCCTATCACCATGCTCAATTACATATGGAACTTCGGTGGTATTGATAAGTGGTATAAACACCTCTTCCTGATAATCAGAATCAATAACACCTTCACAGTTTACAAGAGTAACACCGTACTTCCATGAAAGACCCGATCTCGGATGCACTCGAATAGAATAATCAGAGTCGATATTGAACACCATTCCAGTTGGAATCAATGCACGACTGTTTGGAGGAACCACAACTGTAGTGTGGGGAGTGTCACTGTCCCATGTAACCTCTGGCATAACTTCGGTAGCATGGTTCATTCTATCAATCATCTTAATTTTCCTGAACTCAGGAGTTCTATCTTCTGAGATAACAGGCCCTCGTAGATGTGCATGAATATCAAAACATGCCGAGAGTTCGGTTTGTCGTTCGGGACGAATTACATTTGAATAAAGTTTATGTATTTGCATGTAACTAGTATACCACCATTCAGTTATAAGTCAAGAATTACTCAGGAGAATTGTACAGTAGAGGACGAACACATGGCTTAGTAATAGCTGCCTGTGCGTCAGTGTCCATAATAGTAAGCAAAGAAGCAAATACAGTTGCCACTGCATTAACATCTGCACCAGTAAGTCTACTAATTCCCTCTGCTTCTCTGCCATCTTCTACTGGCTCTTTTATGTCATTGGGAAACTTAGCACTGAGTTCTACCCACTTCTTCGACCAGTCTGCACCACGAGCAGTCATGAATCGAAGATTTTCACACATGGGTCTGATATAATCATTTGTAAATTTAATTGCCTCTGGATCTGTAATAGCCATTTTTGTTCCTTTCTAGAACACATGTGATGTTTCTGCACCCTTTGGTGTTACTGCACCAATAGATGAAAAGTTTCGTCGTCCTGTTGCTCTATCATTCGCGAACGTTGTTCCGAGCAACGTGGGATCATATTGTCGTGGACCTGCACCTAAGAACTTACATAGGGCACCACCCCCGGCAGCATCATTAAGTTCAAAGTCTACCTTATCAATAAATGGATCTTCTGTCAATGTTATTTTATTTCTAATTAGCTCGTCCTGAATATTCGAGTATGCGTTAGAAGAAATGCTACCCAATGCATTACTATTAACAAAATGACCAGCTACGGAACTAGTATTAGTTCCCCTAGAATTTATTATTCCATTTGTTGCATTATATATTATGTTGTTCTGTGTTATAATCGCCTGAGATAAGGCAGATCCTATCCCATCTTCAAACTCAATACCATTCGAAACATTATATATTGTGTTGTTGACTACCCAAGAGCCTTGACAATTTGCATCACCATCAACACTTATACCAATGTCTGCCGAATTAGTTCCGTTTATGATACAACCAGAAATCACACTGGGTCTGAATGCAATCTGAGCTTCAACAATACAATCACCACCAGATGATGCAGCGGTCGGCTCAACGTAACAATTAAACATACTTCCTCTAAATAAACGAGCAACCTTTCCAGCACCAGCCATGTTGCACGCAATATAACAATCCACAGCAGTGCTATCGGTGATATACAATGCACCATTAAACGAAGCAGTATTATTAACTATTTTGCTTCGATAGATAACACAACCATCACCGTCTGCCTGAAGTGATGCACTACTTGAAGACTGCTCGATATCAAAACCTTCTACCATTACACAGTCTTCTCTGATATACAGGGTATGTCCCCACTTAAACATTCCACCATCGCCCGGTGTCGAAGTATATCCCTGCAATTTAATTGGAGCATCTTGAGTTGGAGCACTGGCTGGGTTATTGAAAGTCATATTAGATTCGCCGGTAACACGATTACCATCTACTGTTCTACAATGTACAATATCCCCCGCTTCTACACCAGACTCACAGTCCTGAAAGGTCTGCCAAGCATCTGCTTCTGATGTACCATCATTATTACCCGATGCAAGACCACAGTTAAGAAATCTATCACGTAGTGCCATTAAGTTTTCTCCACTTCAATGAACAGGGAAAGTCTAGTTATACTTTCAGGTGATCCATTTACCTTAAACTCTAATATATCATTTTCCGCAAGTCCAGTGGTAAATCCTGCAACACCATGGGCAGTTTGACCATTGTTTAAACTAAGACCACCAATCGTAGTACCAGACAAATTGTACGCACTATCTCTATACACATCAAACTCCGCTGTGCCTGTAGTATTACCAACCAATACAGCATTCGTTATAGTACATGCATATGGGATGTAACGGAATCCTTTGCTACCAATGGTCACGATAGATCCTGCACCATCAACAACTACACCAACAGTGTCAATGGCTGGTCCAGTATTGCCCGTATTACCCGTGGCACCTGTTGGTCCGGTGTTTCCAGTATTACCCGTGACACCTGTCGGACCAGTGGGTCCAGTTGGTCCGGTTACCCCAGCGGCACCTGTAGCACCATCACCACCAACCTTATCCCACACATCATATGTTGCGTTATAAGACCAACTCTTAGTTCCTATTGTTATTTCTGTTCCGTTTGCCGGTTTTTGTGGGAATGACATTAATACTATCCTTTATCTCTATTTATTAGACTTCTACCCAGTTATCATCAATGCGAAAAAATAATCTACCTAGTGTCTCATTGAACCAAAAATCACCTGTTCCTATGGAACTTTCGTTTGGTTGTCCAGTAAGAGTAACACCAGCAAAACTAAATGGTACATCAACATCAAGAGACAATTCAATATTTTTACCTAAGCGAACGGCATCAAGACCTCTTGTCACATTAATGTCTGAAACTGACTTCAATAGCAGTTTATTATCATGACCAACACCAACAGCACCACCACCACCAATAGAGGTTAATAGGTTATTAACCGCCATTGGATCAAAATTACTTACGTTAAGAACTTTTTCTAAAGCCTTTGCATCAAAACTAAGTTCTGACTTATCATCATCATAACGTAAAGGAAACCTAGCAGAAACAATACCAGATTCCCCATCACTTCCCTTTGCACCAACTGGACCAGCGGGACCAACAGGGCCCTGCTCACCGGGACTACCGGACTCGCCACGAGGGCCTTGCTTACCCGATGGACCAATGTTACCATCTTTCCCGTCCTTACCATCTTTTCCGGGGACACCTTGCTTACCTTGTGGTCCTATAGAACCCTTATCACCCTTAGATCCTTTAGCTCCCTTTGGTCCCTTTGGTCCCTTTGGTCCAACAGCACCGGGAAGACCTTGTTCTCCTTGCTGTCCCTGTGAACCAGTTTCCCCAGTAGCACCCTGCTCACCACGAACACCACGAACCCCATCTCGACCAGATGGACCTCTTGGTAAACTAACATTAAAAACCGTGCGATCTGTTAGATGAACCAGCATGGTTGTTTCATCTAAGTTATCGACAAACCGAATTCCTATACCACTAACCCCATCAGCACCATTAGTACCAGCAGCACCATCTTTACCGGGAGTTCCCCGGTCACCCTGAACCCCCTGTGGTCCTATTTCACCGGGAGGGCCCTGTGGACCAACAGCCCCACGATCACCCGGTTTTCCTTGCTTACCAACAGGACCATCTTTACCTCTGTCACCTTTGACTGACTTTGGCTCAGGAGCTTCAGTTATGACTGATTTCGAAGCAATTGGTTCTAGTAGGGACATTATTTGCTTATATGGTCCCGATAGCGAAAAAACTTTTCCCGACTCATTGATTACATTTACAGAACTAAACCCAATACCAAGCACAACCCTATGATCCACATCAATAGAGCTAGAAACTTTTTCTACAATAGAACCTTCTCTCAGACTATCATGAACAGTTTCTGATAAAATATATGACTCGGAGTTTGGGCTAGGCATTACCTACTTTTTGCTTTCTTTTTCTTGTATGTAGTCTTTTGCTGTAATGCTTTTTCTTCTCTTCTTTTCTTGAGCTTATCAACCTGCGATTGCATATCACCCTGCATCTTCTGTACTTGAGCTTGTGCCATAACTTGTTCATACTGCTGAAGATTTGTACGAACTCGTTCGATGTGTTCCGGTGCAACTCGACTCTCTTCTATCATCTTCTTACACGCAAGATAACCTTCCTGTGGTCTACCAGCATAATATGCAACTGCTCCAAGCTCATCAAGCGCACCAAATCGATAAATGTCTTCACTGATAAACAAAATATCGTGTTCTGGATAGGGCAGATCTGCTGCAAGTCTAGCAAAAGGAAATGCTGCTGCTGCTTTGTCATTCATTCTATACAGTCTAGAAATCTCAACAAGAGGTTCTGCTCTGATTGGACGAATGTTGTAAGCCTCCATCATTTCCTTGATGATGACTTCATGTGGAAGTTTCATGATACCGCTAATCAATCCAACCCTAAACTGAGAATAGAAAATCTCTTCATTCCAACCACCCATCTCCACACGCTTCTTGTATGCTTCCAGTGAATTTTCCCATTGCTGCGAGTCAAAGTAGCTCTGAGCGAGATAGAACTGGTATCGAGCGTTCTCTGGTTCATCAAGTAACGCCTTTTCTAGAACCTCTGCATCTCTAGAGTACTTTTCCTTCGCATCAATACCGACGTTTCTTGCACCTTCAGTTCTGGCTTGTACGCGGTAATCACCAGAGATCTTAACAAACCCTGGCTGATCCTTCTTGGTTGCATCAGCATACTCATGAAGAATACCAACATATCTCCAACCAAGACTTAGTTTGAAGATCTGATTCCTCCACCAACTGAAGTCTCCACGGTTAATGAAGAGCGTGTAACCATCAGCATCCATGTTCTCTGGATACTTGAAGTCACCCTCAATGTAATCGTCAGCATCAATCACCCATGCATAATCCGCACCACCCTCTTCTGCATTGTGAAATGACTCTGTTCGAGATCCAATTCGGTTTCCGTGATCACCAAAGCCCTTCCAATCAGAAAGGTAAACTTTACCCGGAACTCCGAGTTCATCCATCACCTTCTCAATAAGCTCAGGGGTTCCATCTGTTGAGCCAGTGTCTGTAATATCATAACGATCAACGTACTTTGCCATTGAACGAAGACATTCTTCAATAATGTGTGACTCGTCCTTAACGATCATGCATAATGTAACTGTAGGTTTCATAATATCTCCAAAAATATACTACTTCTTATGTAGTACTACAATTTCGCTTTCACATTTAATAGGGCCCTGCTTTGCAGGATAGTGAGAAAAACTAGCAATGTTTTCTGTTAGATAGGTGTTCTCTTCTTCTGTTAAATACTTACTATTCATAACCCTAGTTTTATCAAATTCTCTCATTACATATGAAACAGAATTATTAACATCAACTTCCGAACCGGCCAACATCTCTTCATCATCATGGAATCCACCAAAGTGATGTTCCTCATCCATGTGTCCCCACCAACAAGATCCATTGACCAAATCCTCATACGTACAAATATCCTCGATAACATAGATTCCACCAGAGGAAAGATACTTGAACAGTCCACCCAAACCAACCATGATATCGTGCTGAAAGTGTGATCCATCATCTATAATGACATCAAACTCTTTTCTGTCCGTGATGCTTTCTAGGTGTGTGGACATCTCATCAAAATTTTCGCGACTACCAGAATCACCAAAGAAAAGAGACACATTTCCCAATGATGCTGCTAGTTGAGCACTCTGCTCTACACTAAATGGATATATCGTATTCTCCTTTATCTCTGTAGGAACATCCATGCCCATTATATGTGAATTTGAAAAATACTTAGACCACATGCATATTGATGCACCACCCCAGACTCCTATCTCCAATACGTTATTTTTCTCATCTTTGATTGACTCAAAGAGTTCAGAGTAAACGTCAATATATCCATGGTCTACTTTATCTGTACCGTAAAAACTACCCAATGATTTTAATGTATTCATACTGCATTAATTCCTTCTATGTTATAGTATTTTTTTGTACTTAACACCATTTCATCTAACATTGTTTCAAAAGTGTACTCAGGTTCCCACCCCAATTCTTCCCTAAGAATACCAGAGTCTCCCTTTAAATCATTAAGTTCTTCTGGTCTCAGATATTTTTGAGTAACAACAACATGATCTTTGTAATCCATATCCAATTTACTAAAAACATATTCACAAACATCTCGAACGCTATAAGAAACGCCCGTAGAACAAACATAATCATTGGGAACATCTGGCTGTAACATCATCCACATGGCCCTAACATAATCCTTAGCATGTCCCCAGTCTCGTCTAGCCTCAAGATTACCCAGTTGCAATTCAGATTCTTCGCCCATGGCAATAGCAACTGCACCGTTGACAATCTTACTCGTCACAAAGTTAGATCCTCTTCTTGGTGATTCATGATTGAATAGGATTCCATTGGATATAAACATATCATATGCATTTCTGTAGTTTCTACACGCATTGAATGCAAACAGCTTTGCACACCCATACGGACTAACAGGCATCATTCTGGTAGTTTCTCGTTGGAAACCATCATCATCAATGCAATTACCAAACATCTCAGATGAACTCGCTTGATAAATTCTAGCTTCCGGACATATAAGTTTACATGCCTCCAATAAATTAAGAGCACCCAAGCCAGTGACCATTGATGTGTCGATTGGAACATCGAAACTAACACGAACATGTGACTGGGCTGCAAGATTGTATACTTCATCTGGGTTACACTTTTGCAGTATGCGAATCAGGGAAGATAAATCGGTCACATCCCCATAGTGAAGATGAAGTTGTTCATAGCAACTACTCAGACGGGAAGTTTGGTTTTCCGATACAGAGTGTCGCCTAACAATACCATGAACCTCATAACCAATTGACAATAAAAATTCAGCTAGATATGATCCATCCTGACCACCAATCCCAGTGATAAGAGCAACCTTATTTTTCATTAAATTATCCCCATTTCTTTCAGAACTTTATCATTCCTATCTCGAAGAAGGGAAAACTTAGATCCATCCACTATGGTTTTATGCTTATTTGATGAGTTGTGCCAGTGCCATGCAAAAGACTCCAAGAACAAATTACTAGGTTGCGTGG